CATCAGTACCACCGATTGTGAATGTGGTAGGTGTAGCCGCAGTTACCTCGACGTGAGATAGATTGAATGCTCCTGTAGCAGCACCAGATACTGTAACGTAATCTCCTACCTTGATTTGATTATGATTTCCACCTGATCTTTCTATGGTGTATACTACTGGGTTAGCAGACGTAGCACCTGTGATGCCCATACGTACTGGACTGTCACCTTTGACAATTACTGTTTCGCCTTTCTCTAGATACAAACTTGAGTTAGTGGCATTGGCAGCTCCACCTAGCTGTATGGCAGCACCGCCCTTTGCGACTTCAGCAGAGAAGCGATAGATACCTGTCTTCACAGATAGTGCTGTACTTTGTGTGTTGGCAGCACTACCGACGGTCACCGTAGGTCCATCCTGCACTACTTTTAATACTGACATGTTAATAATAGTTGGTTCTTACTTATTTATCCTTGGAAGCATTCTTCAACATCTTCTGTAGTTCAGCGGTACTGCCTACAAATAGAGCGTTGTTGACTGTAGAAGGTCCTTTCTTTTTCTCTTCCTTGACATCCTTGGTTGTTTTTTGAAGTGCCATAAGTTTATCAGCAACGTCACCGACGTGTTTGATTAACTGTCCAGCTACCTCATATGCTCTGGGGTGATCGCTACCTTGTGCTACATCTAGAGCACCATCGACTGCCTCCTGTCCTTTCTCTATGAGAGAGTATAGGTTTGACCTAGCATACTCATGATCATCAGTTATCTGATCCTCAGTAGATTGTATGGGTCTTGCTTTTTTGGGTTTAGGTTCATTCATATCGAATGCTTTTTCTAAACCACCGAAATTGTTATCCATAGAAAGAAGTCATTTCGTTGAATCCGAAGTCATCATCACCCTCAAGGAGTTCTGTATCGGCAGATGTAATAATATCTATAACTGAACCACTTGCGTGAGCAGATTTAGATGTAGCATTTTGACCACGTAGTACAGTGATAGATGTCTCACTAGGTTTAGTTTTGATCTTCATGACCTCGTTGTTGATCTCAATGTAGTCACCTATATTAAGGACAGTTGAGTCTACAACTGGTAGTGTGGATGTCTTATCATTAACAGCAGCAGTAATAGTTAGACCAGCTCCATCATTATCCTTATCACGTAAGGCAGTAGGTTCTACCTGATAAGATACACGACGTACTGGAGCCGCAGGGGTACCAGTATCGTAGTGAACCTTTGCTTTCTTGATTGGTTTCCCAGTCTGTGTAGGTCCGAAGATGTATGCTTTCATAGTAAATGTAGCATCAATCGTAGTAAGTTTACGTTGATCGAAGTTACCTTCATACTCATCTGAATAGTTTATACTGTTCAGAACTATTGGTACGTCACGGTACTCATTAATTTCATCTATAATTTTAATACTAACACTGTATGCGGGTTGGAAAATAGGAACTATCTGTTCAATGATCTCCAATGCCTCATCATTTGTCTTAGATAAAATAGAAAAACTAAAGTCTAGATTGTATGGTACAGGTGTAAATATTCTTCTTACACTCTTTCCATCTTTCTTAAAGTCAGTCGTGATAGGACTTAACTTTCTACTACTGTCATATGATATACCTGTCATCTCGAATGACACTCTAGGTAGAGTGATAGCAACCTTCTTATTTAAATCTGGTTGTCCCTCTAGTCTAGCTAAAAACTTTTGTTTAGGACCGTAAGCAAGAGGTACCTTCATCTTCTGATAGGTTGTACCACCCGTCTCTTTCCTAACTTCTATATTGTTGAATAATGTACCGAAAGCGATAACGCACTTTCTGATCACCTTATTATAAGTGTATGCACCTAACATGTTATGTTCCTAAACCAAATGGGTTGCCTTCACTGAAATCAATGATATCGTCAGCAAGTGTCTCAAACGTATCAGACTCAGAGTATTTAGTATCTGTAGTCTTCATAGCGTTATAACTATGTATCGTTATTGAAGCACCGCTAGTATTACCTACGAGTAATTCACCGATCTGGAAGTCATCTGTTGGTGATTTTAGTTTCAACCAACCCTCAGACTTATCCCAGTCTGCGATCATCGCAGTACCACCAGTCGTTCCACCTGTAACTGTCTCTCCATCTATGAAGTTTCCAGACAGTCCAGCTGGTACAGATTCTATATCAAACTGGGCAGCAGTGTATCCACTACCACCATTGTCGATTATTATTTGACTGACTGAATCGTATCCCGACCCCTCATTGGTAATCTCAACTTTAGTGAGCGTACCATTCGAGTTAAAAGTCGGAGTGACCACAGGTTTGGTGCCTGCAGTGTCAGGATCATTAAAATCAATACTAGATCGAGATATATCATATCCCGCACCTCCGTTAACTATTGTGAGTCCAACTAACTTACCATCCTTTACAGTAGGATCTAAGACAGCTGGTGTTGTGGGTATAGAACCCGCTATGTTTACAACTATCATCTCAGCATGTGCTGTTGCTCCTGAACCATCACCTGTAACAGTAACAGTAGGAGTGAAGTTGTACTTACTACCATTGGTAGTCATGATGGCTTGTGTCAAAGCACCACCATCTAGCAGTGGAGTTCCCGCTGCTGACTGACCTGGTGACACAAGATAATAGTATTGTACAGTATAACCTGTATCTATTAGCTCGTCGTCTCCCGCAAAGAACTCTCCACCTTCGTCGCTGTACTCGAAGAGTTCTGCTTTTAGTTTGTAGGTATAGTTCTTACCTAGTTGGTAGAACGGTTCTTCGTGTTCTACAAACTTGATCTCAAAATAGTTAGATGATAATGGGAAGTATATTAAATCTCCTTCTTGGGGTCTTTCTCCTACCTCTATGTCCTGATCTAATAGTAGGAACTGTGAGATAAGATCACTAAATCTCTGCTGTGATATAACCATAGTTATCTCATCAGTCTGTCTGATACCAAACTTAGTCAATAGATCTCCACCACCTTGGAAACCATCAAAGTTTTCTAGGTATGCTTCTATAATATATGAGTCATCGAACTGTGATACAACTTCTTCATTGAAGACATTATCTTTTGCTATCATCTGTCTAGGAATGTATAACACATCCATACCAAACATCTTGATATACTCTTCAACAAGGTTCTGCTGAAGGAACTGCTCGTTACGAGTACCGTGTGTAAAGAATACGTTTCTTGCCATTATCCAATCATATCGTAAGGAGGTATTTCATAAGTAGTGAGCATTTGTTCTTCGATCTTATCTAACTCATTCTGTGCCTGTTGGTATATCTCATCACCATTCATAGTGATGCCACCAGGTAACTGAGCACCCTTGAACTTACTGAGGTTCTGACCCCACTGCCTCTTAATGAGTTGTGTGACATATCTCTTGACGAAGATGTCATCATACAGTGTGGTAAATGATGATGGATCTAATGCTCTGTAAGCATCAAATACTATAAAGTCTCCATCATTTACATCAGTCTTGAAGTCAAGATCCATGTATAACCTGTCCCCTCTTGTTTGGAATCTTATCTGTTTCTGTCCTTCTAGTAGGAAGTATATATCTTCTAATCTTCTGTTTACCATTTCATATGTAAGAATCTCAGTTTGAGTTAGATCCCAGAGATCATTTAATCTCCACTGGTATCTTACGTCAAACAAGTTAGTAGTATTCTTAGATGTAAAATCAAATATCTTAATGACTGAGGTGACATGCTCAGGCATAGTAATAAAGTTATTCTGCTCAAGGAAGTTTGCTTGTCTAGCACCCACCTGTGTCACTGTGGTAGTGGTGTCAGTAGTCATCAAGTCTATAGTTGCTTGATCAAACTCATACTTTAGGAACGTTCTGATATATCCATCACTAGCTCTTTCATTAAAGAACTGCATAGTATCATCTATGAGATCATCTATCTGATCATCATCGACGTTTATTTCTAGGACGGGTGCCCCTAATTTTCTTAGAGCATACTCTGCTAAAGTTGCTCTACTACTTGGTTTTGCCATTAGACTGTATCGACGTTAAATCTCACCCTTACATAGTATGTAGTTGTAGGTAACAGTGTAACGTCACCTGGTAGGGTATAAGATTGTAAGTTAGTTGAGTTTCCTAAAGATTGATGTTCAATGTTTTGGAATGTTTCTGCTGCTGAGAACTGCCAGTCAGTAGAGTTATGTCCATATCCTGCTTTGATCTCAGGAGTTAGAACATTAATTGTAGGATTAAATGCGGGTGTGATTGTCTGTATTTCTGGTTGATCTACTACAGGAGTTGAGAATGATACGGGAGTAGAATAATTACTTATCA